TTAGCACCTTCCCATAATTCCTTAGATGTATCTACTGGACTAGTTATCATACTACCAATAGTTCTTAATGCTCCCATAGCTGAAGATGGTATATCAAGTGTAGCACCCTTTAAAAATCCAAGACCACCCCTAAGTCCAGTTTTAGCTGCCTCTCCACTAGTAATAGACTTAAGTACACCACTAGCAAAAGTAGTTGGCTCAGATATTCCAGCCGTTCTCTGTTTCTCTTGAGCAGTATACTCTTTAATAACGGCTGCAATATCATCTTCAGATTCGTTAGCATCAATCATACTTTGAACAATAGATTCTAACTTTTTATTAGCCATTTAGCCACCATGCCTCTTAATCAACTCAGCAGCCGTTGGCTTTCTAGGAGTAATAACTTCTTCAAATCCATCTTCTGGTAACAGCACCAATTTAAGTTTTTCTCTAAGTCTAACTAATTCAGCTTCCAATGCGCTCTCACTTAAAGCTGGGTCTATCTTAGATGCTGCACTTTCTAGTACACCAAGCTCTTTCATATTTAATTGGCCAAATCCAGTTGACCCAGTTTGAGACCTACTTTTCATTTCTTGAAGAAGGCCAAGTGTAATCATATCTTTAAGTCTTTTTATAGTGGCATCTGCTGTACGAGTCTGTGAACCAGGAATATACTGCATTCCTAACATTCTTGATTTACCAACAGCACTTTGCATTTCAGGTTTTAATTTACCTTTTTCATTTAGTATCTCATTTAAAGCTGAAATTGTCTCTTGAGTTTTATCTCTAATGTATTGCAGGTCTTGAGGTTGAGTAAGCTTACCAGCACTAGTAGCACTTGGTCTAGCTACAGGACCAACCTGTTTTTCATCTAATTTAAGCCGTTGTACATCACCAGTGTTATTATTTACCCTAACAGCAATTTGTTTATTTGGGTTATCTGGGTCTACAATATTACTAACAGTCCAACCTTTATCTTCAGCTAATCTTTCAGCTTGCGTTCCTCTTATATCCTGTATGTCTTTCTGAACATCTCCACGAGCACCAATCTGTTCCATTCCTTGAGTTCCACGCATCTGTTGTAAATCAATTCCCTGCTCACCACGAGTGCCTAATAAATCTTTTTGACTAAGTAACCTAGCCGCTATTTGTTCTAATGCTTGATTACCACGCATACTTTGCAGTTGTTCAGGATTATCAGCTAGTTCTCGTCTAATATCAAGACTTCCACGACCTAACTCACCTTTCTGTCTTAATTCTTGCTCTCGTAATCCTAACGTGCCTCTTTGATATTCAGAAATAGAAGGTTGATAATGAACAGCCATTGATTGCTGTTCTTGTTGTTGAGGCTGTTTAGTTTGAATTTGTCTAGCAATATTATCTAAATGAGCTTTATTTTGTAATTGAAACATTTCCTTTTGGCGTCTAAATTCTCTATCTTCTTTTTCTTGTTCAAAAGGAACCATTCTATTCATAATAGCAGTAATATAATCAGGATTTATTTCACCTGAATTACCATTATTATTTATACCTTCTCCACCAGGAGAAAATATATTACCCATTCTAAGTTTTTCTACGAATGAGGATGGCATTACTGTCTCCAAATATTACTAAGGAAATTAGGAATATTAGTTCTTTGTTGTGGCTTATTATTATTTAATTGTGCCCAGCTAAGAGCTTGGCTTCCAAATAAATTTGCTAATGCAGGAGTAGTTCCATACATTGAACTCATTCCTTGCAATGCACCCATTTTTTGCTGTATTGGCTGTTGCTGATTGTACTTAGCTAAATCTAATCCCATCTCAGCATTTCTTTGACCAAATTGATTCTGCATAGCAGATTCTTGCCCAGCCAAATTAGCTAATTGACTAGTAGTTCCAATTCTATTCTGAGCAATTCTTTCAGCTAATCCAGCATTAACATCAGACATTTTGCCAGAAATTAAATCTGACATTTCACGAGCCATTTTAACTTTACTAGCATTATAATTAGGACTATATCCACCTTGTAATGCTCTTCCTCTATTAATATCTCGATTAGCACCAGCATAAATAGAGCGAATTGGGGACATTCCCCTAGCTCGAATATCTTGTTTATTTTGTTCTGAATAACCACCAGTATCAGCTAATCCTGATAATCTACTAGTGGCACTGGTATATTCTGGACTAGCTTGATACTGATATGGATTGTATTGAATTGGATTAGATGGATTATTAAGAATATTTCTATATCCTCCCATAATTGAATCATAATCTTCAGCGTTCTGCTGTACACTAGCCCCATATAAATTATTCTGATTTATAAAATTAGGAGATGGAGACGCACCAGTAGGCAAGTTAGTAGGATTAAATGTTTGACCAGGAAATCCTATTCTAGATGATGGTCCACCATTAGGATTTCTTTTAGGGTCAAAATCAGCATAGACACCAGCCGCTGCCATATCTCCCTCCCAACTAATTCTAATCTATCTATTAACCAAGAGTAATTTCATCACCAGTGATAACAACTACAAGAATATTATTAGTTCCTGCTGAAAGAGTAAGAATTTCAGCAGCATCCATAATAAGATACATGAAAATATCACGAACAGAATCAGATACACCAGCAGCAGCGGCTGGAATACTATAAGTAGACCATAATCTAGTTCCAGCCGCATCAGCACCAATTGATAATGTAACTGTTACTGCTGAACCAGATGGATTAGATAAATGAATCTGTCTAATAATCGTCTTAGCTAATGCTGGAACTGTATAAACTGTGGTTGGACCAGTTGCAATTACGGCCGGACCATACAAACGCTTAGGTGTTCTTGCCATTATTCTCTCCTATGTGAATTAAATCTATTTTATGTTAACCAGCTACTCCAATTTCGCCTTCACCATCAATTGATAATGAAGTAGCAGCACTTGCACCACCAACCAAAAAGTCAGCAGCATCTAATCTCATTAATCCATACCAATCAACAAAACTATTAGCAGGAACAGAAAGTCCTTGTCCAATTACTTCAGTCCCGGCCGCATTTGCACCAGTAGCTCCTAGCCAAAGACTAAAAGTTACAGCACCTGCTGTTTTATTAACAATACGTATATGTTTTAATACAATGTAAGCAGAGCTTGCCCCTCCATTTACACCACCTGTTGCAGTAGGTGGATTTAATATATTAGTAGTTAATACGTTAGTTAATGCTACAGGACCAAACCTAAACACCTTGTTAGCAGCCATATTATCCCTTTCTATCGTGTGAACACGTAAATTGTTCCAGCACTCATAGTTCCAGTTGTTGAAAACACTCTAATAGCATTAATAGCATTAAGTGTAGGAATATAAGATAAATGAATACTATCAGTTGAAAATAAATTAGAGCGAGCTACTTTAGGTGCAGTAGCAAGATTACATCCAGTGATACTTATTTCACCTGACTTAGCTGTAGTAGCATTAGCAGCATAGAATCGTAACATTGCTACATTTGTTGGTGTTCCAACACCTGAAACTGCAACATAATCACCTGAAGTTGATAAGAAATTTGCACCATTATCAATACTCACTCTAAGTTGAATTTCTCCAGAGAGTGAAAGAGTCATTCCTACTAAAAGAATTCTAATATCAGTTGCACCAGCTAATCCTATAAAATCCACAGTTGCTTGCGCAACAGGACTACTACTGGCAGCTAATACCCATGCTCCACCACCACCATCTACACCTGCTGGACCAGGTATTGAAATACCATCTTCACCATCTATTCCATCTTGTACTACCATCATAGGCCCAACTGGTCCAGCATCTCCAGTCAAGCCAATATTACCAGGATTACCTTGTGGGCCAGGTAATGCTATAAAGAAATCACCATCTTCACCATCTAATCCCTGCGGACCTAATGGACCAATTGGACCTATAGAGCCAGCAGAACCAGTTAATGCACGAGTTACACCAACATCATCTTTATATGCAGGTGCAGGTGGAATAACAGTATTATCGATAAAAATGGTATCTTTATTTGTATCAGGTGTAGGAATATCTATAGGGTCAGACTCTTTTAGTGTAATTCCTCCAGGCATATTAATCTACCTCAATTAAAAAGCCATCTACTACTAATATACCTTCATTATCAATATTCATTGTAAATAATGCTTGTTTAAATTCAGGAACAATAAAAATTTCACTACTAGATATAAAATATGGAATCATGGGGCCAGCTAAACCTTGAATACCTTGCTGACCTGGTAATCCATCTAATCCTTCATCTCCATCTAATCCATCTAAACCTAAGATTTGGTTGATATGATTAGTGACTGTAATTAAGCTTCCTCCACCTCCACTACCACTACTACCACTATCAATACTAACAGTTAATTTAGCAAGTTGGCCAATTAACTGATAAATAACCTGATATAATGCAGGGTCTTTATTTTGTAGACCTGTATTTAATAAAGATGAATATAATCTAGTTGGGTCAACAATTTTGTTAGTCATTATTGTGGATGACTAGTAGCGATAGGTTTAACAAATATAACTATTCTAGAAAGGCTAAAGGTTTCATTAATTGCAGTTGTTTTAAGTTCTAATTGCCCAAGTTGGTCAATGTAATTAGATAGTGTAACTAGTTCTCTATTAGTAACATTAAGCATTGGTAAAACAGCTAATGTAGAAACATTTATATTATCTAAACTACGTAATGAAAGTCTTAAATTTCCCGAACCAGTCACACGTAATCTAACTGCATTGAAATGTATAAGTTCACCAACGAATGAACCTTTAGCCACCTATGTAACCAGTTCTTGCAAAAGGATTAGGAATTTTTACTTCTCTATTTCCAATACTAATTATTTCATTTTCTTGCTTAAATAACATATATGGATTTTGTAATTCTTCATCAATATCAAATTCTGGTGGAATCATTAACTCTACAAAACTTAATGATTGATGGAAAAGATTAATTTCATCTTCTTTATCAATTAATTCATCTATAATGTATTCAGCAGGAACTATCTCAGTTACAGTCCTAAGAACTGTTGAAAGACTTCTATCATAAATAGTATCAGAAGTCTTATTAGGAGTTAATACATAAATGCCAGAAGCATCAAGAAATACTAATTGTAATATAGCAGTAAGAGTAACTGAGCCACTAAATGTAGTAATCGTTATACTTATATTTATTGGTGAATTATCTGAAAAATCTCCTAGCCCACTAGGAATAACAATAGTAACTGAACCTGGATTCTGTTCAATTATTTCAGCAGGAAAAGTTTCATCACCACCTGGTAATGGTAATGTAATAGTAATCTCAGTTATTTCATCAGCATCATCTCCAATAATAACAACTTCATCTCCTATGGTAACTGGACTAGGTGTTTCAACTGTCCACTCAACAGAAGGTGGGTCAGTATAGGTAACTACTAATTGTAATGCTGTGATTGCAATATTAACTTGATAGGAAACATTTTTATTTGATGGAGCAAATGAATTTGAATATGCTTGAGTTTGACCAAAGATAGTAAAATCTAAATTCTCAAAAAGTAGAGTGAATTCTTCTAAAGTTATATCTGCAAAATTATATTCTAATAATGATGTAACTAAGCTCTTAGAATCACTAGGAGCTACAGATGAATTTGCAAAAAATTGATTATCTTGAGCACTAATAGAAAGTGAATCATAAGGAAATGGATTTACTAAACTTTCTCCGAATGAACAAATAATCTCAGCTAGTGTTTCTGTAGGAGCATCTCCACTACCAGCAGCAACACCACTTGCTGAAGCCTCAAAACTTAATTTAACATTAGTAATTAATGCACCTACTGGAACAGCAGGAAAATTTTGAAAGTTAAATACTCCAGTTGCATTGACTGAAACTATTGATATGATAGCAATATTATTAAAACCAGAAGCAGAATCAGCATGAGTTACTGATACTAATATATTATTAAATGCACTTCCACTAACAACCCAATCAATTGAATTTCCAGGGTCTTGGATTGTATTAATATTGAAGCTATTAATATCAAGAGCTGTAAAGGTTCTTTGTGGCATTATAAATCAGCTCCAAAAATAACATCATCAATATTAGCAATGGCAACAGTATTTACACCCATTAAGAAGGTTAAAGGAGCCCAAGCTATTTTTTTAGGTTCCATTCCTCTTGCATAATTACCACACAATACTACTCTATTTGGTAAAACTACATATATTTCCTTTTGTATTGGAGCATTAATAATTTGAATTTTATGAAATTCATTTCTATCTAGCTCTTTCCAATAATCTTCTATACTCCAACTTAATTCTGGAGTAACATATCTACCATTGAACAATGAGATTCCTTGATAAGTGCATTTAATTAGATAATCTACTGATGAACCACCAGAATCTAATACAGTAGCAATACCATGAACACAAGTTCCAAGTGCATTATCAATAACAATTAAAGGCCATGTAGAAGGTTCATCACCGTTATCTGTGAACGCTACAGTTCTTGAACGCTTATCTACATAAAGAACATCTCTTAATTCTTGTCCATTAGTAATAGGATTTCCATCAGGTGGAACTACTATTAATCCATCAATTTGACTAATTGCTTCTGGTTCACCAGCCGCTGATATTAAACCAATTGATATATTATCAAATGTAGTATATAAACATAATCTATCATGATACATGTTAAGAACGGCTCCAGCCGGTATTTCAGAATAGTTATCTAATAAATGTGAAGCATCATCAAGCAAATCAGCATCAAAAAATGAAATATTATTTAAGAAGGCATCAGTATCATTCTCAATTGTAGCATTTGGAACAAAGTAGAATGTATAACCAGTAGTATTTCCATTATAGCTAGGAATTACTTTAGTTGCTACTAAATGTCTCTTGGTAATTACTGGAGAACCAGAAGTTGGAACTGTTCCAAAACTTACTGATTGTGCAGCTACAGTAGAGAATCCTGTTATTGCACCAGGTGGAGTTAGATATCCAGAAACTGTTTCAGCAACAAATGCAAATAAATGAAAACCAAAATCTGTAAATCCAGCCGCTCCATTAGCAATTGTTAATGCGCCTGATAAAGCATTGCCAGCGGCTTTTCTAGCTCCTGTTCCATCTCCAGCATATACATAAAGAAATTCATTTTCTAATCCCTTTTCTACATTCAATTCACCAACAACAAATGTAGTAAAAGGAGAAATATATGCTCTTCCTGCATATGGAACAAATGCAAAATCTGTCATTCCCTCAATAGTTAGAATTGGCCCATAAATAGTAGTTGAATTTACTTCATGGTAGATAGAACCAAATCCTGTAATAGCATTGTAAGCTAATACAATTAGTGTATTTCCATTAGGCGTAGGATAATTATAAATTCTCTTAACATTTGATAATGGAACTACAACTTCTTCACTTAGACTAATTCCATTTCTAGTTAAAACATCTCCACCAGAAGTAAATCTAATATTTTTACAGTTTTGGAAGTGGTCAAGCGGAGTATTATCTGGATGGCCTCTTTTAAAGAGCCCAAAGAACTCATCAATAGTAATTGGTTGATGGTCTCTTAATGATTGAGCCATATTATATTAATGGGGCTAGAGACGGCTGTCTGGATAAGCCACTATTAATCTGACTGGATTGCCAAATTAACATTTTCCCTAACCTCTAGCCCCATCAATTCCTTTAACTAACTAAGCAGGAACAGCTACGATGTCAGCAGCAGTATCAGTAACCCAATTACGCCAAACATCTGTAGTTCCAGGCTTATATCCTTTTGCAATAGTTACGTTGGCAGCAACATCAGGGAAAGTATTTCTAATTACTTGATTAAGTGACCCCTGAGCGGCTACAGCAACTAGATTAACTTTGTTATCAGCAGTATTAGCAGTCTGTCTAATATTATTATAATCAACTAAACCTTCAGTTAATGACATAGCAATTGCATTAGTATTAGCATTGAATCTATTCCTGGTAATTCTCCATCCAGAAGGAATAGCAATTCCTGTGCTGATTCCCTTAATGGCAGTTCCAGTAAGCAATTCAAATCTACAATTTTCAACTAACACTCTACTACACCCACCAACATCCTCAATACCAATTCCGCTGGCTCCACCACCAACGAAATAGCATTCAGAAAATGTAGCATGTGAACCATCCATATCAGATGCAATCTCAGCTCTTGAGAGTCTAACACAAGCAGAAGATGCAACTGGAGCAAATTGAATATTAAAAAGTGACCAACCTTGTTCTCTAATCTTTAATAATGGTGTTAATGCAACTGGTTAGCTAGGAGCTAACCATGAAGCACCACCACCAGTAGGAACACCACCATCAGTAGCTTGACGTGGCCTATTAGCGGCTCCTACAATAGTAACATCAAATACATCTTGTGGTGTAACAGCTTGCTCTAAAAGAACACCACTAAGATAAATTAAATCTCTACTCTTCAAATTAGGTGCTAAATCAGCAAATGTAAGGAATGAACCTCTTGGTCCACCTCCCTGTGGAAATAAATACCAAACATTATTAATAACACCATAATCTGATAAAATTACTCTTCGATTTTCTTGCCGATTTTCTCGCCAATAACCTTGCATTGTCATTCTATCCTCCAGTCGCTAGTGACCAGTCCTTATTCGGAATTGAATAAGAACCAGAGGCTACCAAGTACGTCTTGCCTTAAAAGATGCCATAAAAGGTTTACGTCTAATAGTCATTGCTTGCTTACCTTTAACATTAATACCTAATGCTCTATCTAGTGCCATAGTAGCAAATCCATTCAAATCATCAGCCCTTGTTTTATTTTCTCCAATAAACTCAGCACAAAGAGCACCTGTCCTATATCCTAAATAAGATTTAATTCCTTTAATTGGAATATCAATTTCAATTTGAGTTATTAATAAAGGAGTTAAAAAGAGTGTTCTAATATAATCTAACTTCAGGTTCTTTATTGTAACGCATGGTAATAATCTAATTTCATTACCAATCCATGACCATATACCAAAGCTACTTCTTTGAATTCCTTCTAAGTTATGTGGAATAGAGTCTTTCTTAGCCATTGGAATAAATTGGTCAGTTCCATCATCGCTTTCCCATAACTGTCTAATCTCAATTAAATCAGGTGGAAGGGTTGGTAAAGTTCCAATATAAGCAATTCTAATAGTAGCTATTGGAACATCAAGAACTGATGAAACTGCATCGGTAATTGGAATATTATTTAATTCATACAATTCTTGTAATTCATCTAATGCCATATTTAAGTAAGGTAGACATGTTGCATCTGTATACAGAGATTGAGCTGTATCATTCATTAACGATGCAGACATGTCTATGATTTCAGATGGTTTCATTGTGCAAACGTCAAGTTAAGTTCTTTTGCTCTTTCCTTATCAACTACAGCATGACAAGATTGGCAAATTGGAAATGAAGGATTCCTTAATGCTCCACATGCAATACAACGAACTAATTCAATACTTTGGAAATCCTTCAACCATTCTTTATTATTCAAATCTAATTCTTTAGCCGCTAATCGCATATCATCAGAAATTGCTAGTGGATTACCATTGGTGCGGCTCCAGAGAACATCACCAATCTTAACTAATGCAAAGAACCAATTTCTCTGTTTTGTATTTGCTACATCTAGTAAATGCTTAAATCCACCCAAATTTGATAGCTTCTTAATTGTTTCTACTGAATGTTCACCAGGAACATAGAAAAGTCCTGGCATACAATCACCCATATTGCAAGCCAATAAGCCATTTGCATAATCGCGTACAATGCTATCTGCAATCTGAATAGATGATTGAGGAATTTCTAAAAGCGGCTGAGAGTCATCTAATTCTTTCCACCAAGAACTAGGACCAACAATTAAAATTGATGGTTTCTCATAACTTCCAGGCTGAAT